CTATAAACTTTATCGACAGTACCAAATGGACCTTCCTCAAAGGTAACTAAGAAAGTTGGTACAGCAGTGTATCGTATTGGTGTTATTTCATCTCCAGGTTGTACCAACATAACCGCTGTACCAATCGCTAATTCTAAAAGAAATTCACCCATTGCCTGGTCAAAATTTGATTGTCTCATAATGTCGAACATTCTGGTAGCATAGCCATCTAAAATTTGTTGTGTTTCTATTTGTCTTTCTTTCGGTATTTCTGAACCAGGAACTAAACGACACCACTGTGTAGCAGGTGGAAATAAGCCGCTCTGCAATCTATTCGCAAATTTTTGAGTGCTATCTATAGCTGTGGAATCAAACACTCTCGCCATTTTATCTTGACCGGGTGTATTAGACTCGTAGTATCCATCGTAGAGATTGCGCATTGGTAACGCATAACGGTATGCGTCTTCGTAAATGGATCTCCAATTATCCTTTTGGCTATTGTTTAAATCGTATTTTCTTTTAAGTTGTTCTGGTTGTAGTTTTGCCATTATGCCTTCTTATGTTTGTTTGCAAAGTTACGAGCCGACTCTACATTTCTAAATCCCCATGCTCGTAGTGCTAATGCTTTTCTAGTGGGTGTCCCATCTGGGTTCTTCATAGGTCCTTTCATTCCAGAGAAACGAGCTGCGAAACTAACTCGTCTCGGATTCGTTCCTGTTTTTACAGGTGGCTTTAGGTTAGACCCTTCTGTTCTTTTGAAATGATCACGACCTGCTTGAGTCAAACCACCTTTAGGATTTTTGTGTTTTTTCAGCATACTTAATTTTGTGCTCTTTCAACTGCTTTTTTAAAACTTTTGCTTGGGGTTGATTTTACTTTTTTTGCTATGTTAGAAGGTGTTTTCTTAAAAGGTCCTTTCATTGACATATCAATTTTACCATTCACTAATTTAGCAAATGATTTAGCTTTTTCCGTACCTGCTTTTGTATACGGAAACATTTTAGTTTTCATACCATCTTTAGTTTTGTACATTACTTTTGGCATCGTCTCTCCTTTTTTTAGGGTTTCTAATATATTTTTTAGCCATAACTTCTAGGGTTTCTACCCGGTCCTAATGTTTCTTGAGCTTGCTGCGTTTCTGGTGTTCTACCAACAAAGGCGGTCATCAAGGACGCAGACCCTCGTCTCGTTCTTTTTCTAGCTGCAATCTCTCTTGACTCTCGTGCTTTTTCTTTTTCAGCTTGAGCCTCTCTACGAGCAACAGCATCAAGTTCAGCTTTTGATGGACCTGGTGGTGGTGCTACTTTTGGTTTTGAAAAAAATCCACCCATATCATCTCCTTGGGTTAATGTTAAAATAAACGACTCATAATATAGTAGTCGGTTTTATCTGGACCATACTTTCGCAATAATCCTTCCTCAGTAAAGTAGCACTTTTTTGCCCACTTGTATGCTAGGCAATTATGACTACTAACATTTATCTGTAATCTATGTATATTTAATCTATCGGCAACATACTCAAAAAACTTTAAACTTGATCTGTGAAACTTAAATTTATTTTTAGTTAGATGTTTGCATGGTAATAACCACGCCTCGTAAACTCCCTCCCACAAGGGTAGTATGCCAAAGCAACAGACAATCTCTCCATAACATAATCCTGAAAAAGATAATCCCTCCAAAGGGTTTGTTTTAATTTGCTCGTCATAGTTTTTAAAACTTTTCATTAATAGATTGTCAGCCTCTCTAAATTCCATCATGTTTAAGTGCGTATAATGAAACGGAACTAATTTATAATTTACACCATCAAGACCCATCAGATAATTTAATTCATCGCAAGTTATCATCTAAACCTCATTACCCCATACATCCCAACCTGGAGTTTTTTGTCTGGCAAATAATTCTATGCGAGGCAAATCACCGCACAGCTCAACTATTCTATCTCTCACACAGTTTGGTTTTTTAGAGTGTTGTTCTATTGACGTATCAACTACTGAATGAACTGAGGCTGATAATCTTTTAGGCTTTCCTTTTGTCGCAAGTAAACACAATTCTGAATTAGCTCTCGTCCAATTACCCATTCCCCAGAACCAACTATCTGATTTTTTATTTTTCTTTACCCATGTAAATGCTGACGTTTTATATTCAAACCCCCATTTTTTTATGAGATCAAAACACTCGCTTAACTTTGGCATGGTTACCCACAAAAATAAAACGCAATCATTATCGGCAATGTCTTTAATAGAAAGATCATTTAACCATTGATTGCTTTGCGTTGCGTATTTAAATATAACACCTCGATTGCCGGACAAAGCCTTATCTCTATATGACCAGGGTGGGTCAGCATAAATGATGTTATATTTCTTATTCGGTAAATTCATTTATTCATCTTAAAAATGTTGCGGATATGCACACATACCATGCAAACACATAAAACATATAGCGTGCTGTGGTCATTCAAATATGTAAAAGCGATCCACCATGATTGCGAGAATAATCCAAAGTATCCAGAATATTTCCATCCATCGCCATAAAACTTGATACTTAGGATAGCGGTAATTACAGCAACTGTTTCTACAATAATATTTATCATGCTAACGGATCGAAATCTGTTTTCGCCACTAAAGGTTTAAGCTGTGGTCTGTTGCCCTTGGTCATTCGTCTATGCTCTCCTCCTCCGAGCAAACAATATTGTGCTGCATCCCCAATGTGACTGTGTTCGTTTTTATTTGGAGTGTCCCTGAACCGCTCTTGTCCGGCACCAATAGCCACCCGCTTAAAATGATATCCCCCACTCAAACACTTTCTCAAGCGAACACATTTACGATCTATTCTAAAGCCTGGCTTATTCTCTATTAACCTAGTCATCGGCATCGCTACTGCCTCTCGTCTAGCTTGAAAATTATTAGTTGCACAAGGTCTGGCAATAATACCATGAGTTTTTAAATGGTCGAAAGACGTTTCTTCATTGAGTGTCGATCTGGATACGCCCGCAGGATCACCCCACACCTGCAATTCATGTTTCGGAAAAAATCTATTAATATCTTCTTTGAGTAATATACAAAAGCGTTCTAATCCCATATCAAAAGTTACAAGCTCATGTATAACATTCCACACACCTCTGGGCGTTCTCTGAGCAAATACAGCTGCCGGAGTTAATCCAAAGTCAAGTCCAATCTGTATCGGCACTCCGTCCAATACTTCGCAATCATCAACCATACTTGAATCGTCATACTCACTCCACACAGGCTTACCCTCTTGCACATAAGTAAACTTGCCCTCAGCATAACAGCGAATCCAATCGAGATTCTTGCCACCCAACAACTGTTCGTAATATCCGACAGGTAAATTATTTAGATTCTCAGCTTTATCATTCGTTTTCCACCATTTACCCGCAGAGTGTACAAAGCCTTGAGCCTCTGGCATTTCTTTCGGCACGTCCTTAGCCTCGAATACTCCGGGAGGTTGACGTAAAAATTTCCACGCAAACTTGCCTTTCGGTGGTTCTTTCTCGGATAATCTATATATCCAATGGTCGTCATCGCAAGGGTTAGTATCTAAAATTACACCTCGCCATGTTGGACCACCATCGTCCTTAACGGGATATCGTCCTACCCTATGAGTCAATCCATCGACAATCGACTTAGGCAATTCTCTCGCCTCATTGATCCATCCTCCGGTGACTTCAAGAGATAATAGCTTACGAACGTCTTTAGGTTGATCTAGCGCAAGGAAAATTACTTCCAGGTCAATGCCTGCAGCTCCCTCTCGACTCGGTAATTTTATGTGGTGCGTTATGGGTGGCGAATTGCGAACCGGTCCATAGATATGCTCTGGGAATAATTCAAGCCACGTTTTGAGTGTCGTAGTTTTTAACATAGGATACGAGTTTCTTACAATAACAAATCGAGAATACTTGATGCCATCTCGCTTACTCGGTTTTTGTTGAACAGCTCGTTTGAATATCTCAGCACAGCAGGCATACGATTTCCCAGAACCAACCGGTCCGATTAAACCTCTGACGAAAGAGTTGTCATTAAGGAACTTCCATACAGTAGGCGATTTACTGAAGTCGAGTTTCAGTCCTGGGATATTACTTGCCATTCTTTAGTTTCTCTTTTTCCTCAATGCATTTCTTTAACCTCATCTGGAGATTATGCACTTCCTTTTGTTTTTCCTCTAGCATTCTGTACATCTTCATAAATGATTTCCCTTAGTTTTAGTATCGTTAATCTGCGAGCATCCGCTAATGATATCAAAGGGTACTTACCCAAAGTATATCTACACTTACGACCATTGTTACGATATTGGATACTCCAACTTTTATGGTTATTCGCAGTTACTCTCAGACATAATCCATTCCTATCAGTGTATGATTTACGTCCTGTTGCAGGCGGTTGAATTAATTTAATTTGCCGATCTGTTAACATATTACTCCTTTTTTTTATTAATACTCAAACAGTGTTCGTTGATATGGTACACGCAAGTCTTTGCACTCATAATGATTAACTTCTCCCTTTGGATATTTTTGAGGTAAAT